AAGATCCGCTTGCGTGTTCTGCCCATACAAGTCAGACCATGAATGGCTTTTGCTCAGAAAATCAGATGAGGACGGATGGAAACGGGCAGTTGAAATTGATGATGCTCTCCGAGTTGAAGGCACGGTTATGAATAGAAACCTCGACGACAAACTCTATCTTCACAAGTCTTGCCACCCTCTTAAGGAGGTTCACCTAACCGACAACGAGCGCGGCCAGTCGGCATTTAGTTTCGAGTGTGAAGGAGGATGCGCCCTGTGAATCTATCAAGAGCACCCATGGAAATCCTGACCGACCTCCAGCGCAGCCTACTGGACTACCGCCGCAATCTCTACCGGCCGACACCGATGCAGACGGTGGTCGACTGGGCCGAGGCATCGCTCCGGCTGACCCAACGGCAGACCGAGCACCCCGGGCCATTCAGCACCTCAGTACGGCCCTACACCAGGGAGCCCATGGAATGTTGGAAAGACCCGACGGTCTACGAGGTGACCCTGTGCTGGGGATCGCAGACATCGAAGACGACCACCCTGATGGCCGGCCTGGCCTGGCTAATCGCCAACGAGCCGAGCCCGGCCTTGTGGCTGATGCCCACCGAGAGCCTCGCCAGGTCATTCTCCAAGTCACGCTGGCTGCCCATGCTCGAGGACAGCCCGGCCATGCTCGAATGCTACCCGGCCGAGGCCGACAAGATCACCAACCTCGAGCAGAACTTCACCAGGTCGACCCTGACTTTCGTAGGATCCAACAGCCCAGCCAACCTAGCCAGCCGCCCGGTTCGGGTGCTTATCGCCGACGAGGTCGACAAGTTCGCCGAGGCAACCGCCCGGGAGGCCGACGCCCTCGACCTGGCCGAGCAGCGCCTCAAGAGCTTCTCAAGCTCCAAGGCCTTTATGACCAGCACACCGACGGTTGTCGAAGGCCGGATCTGGCAGCGCTTCCTCCGCGGTGACCAGCGCCGCTACTACCTGCCCTGCCCCCACTGCCGTGAGTACATCAAATTGGAATGGCGCCAGGTGACCTGGGACGACGCCAAGACCGACGACGGCAAACACGATCTAGCCAAGGTTCGGGCCTCCGCCCACTACGTCTGCCAGCTCTGCCTCGGTAAGATCACCGATGCCCACAAGGTGGCAGCCCTTCGACATGGCCAATGGCGCCCAGAGAATCCCAACGCCATGCCTGGTGTGCGGTCCTATCACCTGTCCAGCCTCTACAGCCCCGACCGTAAGTGCACCTGGGGATATCTGGCGGTCTCATTCCTCGAGGCCAAGGCATCGATGGCCGGCCTCCAAGGCTTCATCAACGGCAACCTGGCCGAGCCCTGGGAGCAGCAGGACGTGCAACAGGAGCGCACCGAGACCGCGGCCACCGTGACCGTCGATGGCGGCCGCCGCTACCTGACCGCCGACGTTCAGGCCGTGGCGCCATTCTTGTGGTGGGTGTGCCGCGAGTGGAAAGACGGCAACTCTACCCTGATTGCTGCCGGCCATGCCGATGACTTCGCAGCCCTCCGACGGGTGCAGGTGGCCCTCGAGGTTCATGACATGGATGTCGGCATCGACAGCGGCTTCAACACGCAGACCGTCTACGACGCCTGTGCCTCCTATTCCTCGGTGACCTCCAACCCAATCAACTTCCCTTGTGGGCTCCGATACCCACCGGAAGGCGGCCTCCGCAAGCCCATGGTGATTGGCTGGATGCCGCTCAAAGGCCGAGAGACCGGCGCCCGGTTCACAGCATCTACCGGGGCGGTGCACCCTTTCGGCCTGTCGACATCTTCCTCGATGAGGACCGACGTCGTGCAGCCCCTCCTGGTGTTCGACACCGAGCACCTCCGAGATATGCTCTCCAGGCTGAGGAAGGGCGACATCGACCGGGAATGGGGCGTCCATCAGGATCCGCCCAACGTCCAGGCCGAAGGTGCCTACATCGCCGAGCCCGACCTCTACTGGCGTCACCTGGACTCTCATGTCCTACGCCCCCAGGCCAATCGAGCCGGCCGCATCAAGCACGTCTGGGTTAAGAGGAACCAAAAGTGGCCCGACCATCTGCACGACTGTGAAATCATGCAGCTCGCCATGGTGATGCTTTGGAATGATCTGGTTACGTCAAGCGAGTCAATAGCCAGCTAACCTATTGAAGTCACCCTGGGATCGGTGAAGATCCGCCCGAGGTGTTCACTTTTACGGTAGCCATCAAGCGAGCTTATCTCCGCAGTGTCTATGCGACACTGGGCGGTGTGACGCTCCTGGCTGCCCTGGCTGCTAAGTCCATCGCCGCGGCCACAGTGATCGAGTCCGGCCAGGTGGTCCGGTCAACATCATCCTCCGATGTCTCGGTAGAATTTGCCGAGCCCGGCAAAGGTGCCCCCACACCATCCGAGATGGTCGAGATGTGGGAAAGCCTGGTCGATGACTACGACCTGGCCGTCTATTACCTCAACCAGGACGGTATCGCCAGCCCCACCGACGCCCAGATCTACACCAAGATGGTGGGCGTGGTTCTGGTTGCAGCCACCAGTTACGGCGGCGATTTCTCCAACTTCCGCCGTGAGGCGTCCTACCGGATGGGCATGAGCTGATGGGATTCCTCGACACCATCCTGAACAAGTTCCGGTCGGCGCCTGTCGACCGCTACGAGGGCGCGTCCAACTCAATCCGCCGGTCATTTTTAGACACCAGCTACACCTCGGTGCGGTTCGATGTGACTGCCTCTACCCGGCAGCAGATCGTCCGAAAGTCCCGATTTTTCGAGCAGAACAACGCGGTCATGAATCGCCTTGGAGACCTATTCGAGAATTACACCGTCGGCAGCAACTTCTCGGTCCAGCCGGCTTCCTCGAATCCCGACTGGAATCTCCGAGCCAAGAAATGGTGGGACACCTGGAGCCGCTACCCTGACATTGGATCCCGGCAGTCTTTCGGCACCCTGATGTCGCTGGCCGCCCGTGGCTGGTTTTATGACGGAGAATCGTTTATCCTCCTGACCAAGGGCGAGACCGGCCGGCCCCGCCTGCAGCTCATTGAGCCGCAGCAGGTCTCCACTCCCGCTGGCCAGGAGGGCCTTCCCGATGTGTTCGACGGTGTGCGGTTCGATCCCAAGACTGGTAGGGCCATCTCATTCTATTGCGGCCAGGAACAGCAGCAGGGACAACTTACCGACATCCGGTCTATTTCTTCCGACTCGGTGGTCCACATCTACGAGGCCCAGCGTGCCGGCCAGCTCCGCGGCCTGCCTTTTGTGGCCTGTGTGATCAACGACCTGCACGACCTGGACGATCTCCAGAAGCTCGAGATGGAGTCCTGCAAGCTAGCCTCGAGCGTGGCCCAGGTGATCAAGACCAGCTCCGGCGAGGTCCAAGCAACCAGCCTCCGATCCGGTGTTGCTGGCTCCCAGGGCACCGCCCAGAACTACTACGAGAACATCTTCGGCGCCTCGGTCAAGGTCATGAAGACCGGCGACGAGTTCGAGCAGTTCAGCGCTGACCGACCGAATGTTAATATGCGCGAATACTGGCGCAGCCTAACCGAGAAGGTCTGTGCTGGCGTCGGCATCCCTTACGTCCTGGTCTTTCCAGAGTCGATGCAGGGCACCGTCTACCGGGGCTCACTCGATATGTCTTCGGTGTGGTTCCGCAGCCGGCACCAGGTGATGGCCTCGGCCGCTCGACGTATCTGGGAATACGTCATGGAGTACGCCATCCGCACCGACCCGACTCTAAGGGACAGCCCCGACGACTGGTACGAGGTGGCCATCCAGGCGCCCCGAGCGCCTAACGTCGACGTCGGTCGCAACTCTGCCGCCCAGCTAAACGAGCTTGGTGCCGGCATTACCACCTACGACGAGATTTACGGCGCCCGAGGCATCGACTGGCGATCTGCCCTGGAGGCCAAGGCTCAACAGGCCCGGTACATCCAAGACCTGGCAGTCAAGTACGGCCTCGATGTCTCCCAGATCTCGACCGCTCAGAAGCAGCCGATAGCACCGGAGCCAGCCGCGGCCGCTCTCGAGCAGCCCCCTTCCGAAGAAATGCCCGAGCCGATCCCGGCCGAGCCCATCGAAGAGGTGGTTGCAGTGCTCGAGCCCAAGAAACGGAAAACCAGAGCCAAGAAAACCGAATGACTAAAGTAACCAACTGGCTTTCCTACCAACCGCGCGCCTCGGTCCATGAGCCGGCGGTGCTCCAGATATTCGACCAGATCGGCGAAGACTGGTTCGGTGGCTCCGGTGTATCGGCCAAGGCATTTAGCCAGGCAATGCAGGAGGTCGGCCCCGGCCCCCTGGTGGTCGAGATCAACAGCCCCGGCGGCAACGTCTGGGACGGCCTGGCCATCTACAATATGCTCAGAGGCCGGCAGGAGCCGGTGACAACCCGGGTGGTCGGCATCGCTGCCTCGATTGCTTCAATCATCGCCCTGGCAGGTGACACCGTAGAGATCGCCGACGCCGCGCTGATAATGATTCACGATCCTTCCGGCATGGTGGCCGGTAGCTCGGAGGACATGAGGAAGATGGCCGACGCCCTCGATCAACACGCCGAGGTGTTGGCAGGGATCTACCGCAAGAAAACAGGTCGCAGCATCGAATCGATTCGGGCTGCAATGAAATCCGAGACCTGGTTCACCGCTGACGAGGCCATCCAGTATGGCCTGGCCAACCGCCACACCGACGAGCAGATGTCTATAGCCGCCTGCTGGCATCCTCGGGCTGTGACCAAGACCGCCCCCGAG